CACAAACCAAAAAAAAAAACAACGACCGGGGTTGCTAATCCGGTCGTTCTTTGAAATTTTGAGAGTATGTTATTATTTTGTGATTTTCAGTTCTAGAAAATCAATAGCTTTTTGAAGTTGCTCCCATGTCAGGTTTCTTCGTCCAGCTCGGAATGAGCTATAATTACCAGGAGTAGTTTCTATCGCATTGCACATTGTGGCATTTGATATGTTTGCTAAATCCTGAAAATAGATAATTGATTCTCGGATTGTCATGCTTCGTCAATTGAATAAGTAACATTCCAACCTTTTGAAATTCCGTAAGGTTTTACAGCGTTTTCAAGCTCTTTTTCAGCAGCTTCTACCGAACCAAAACCCTCTGCATTTTCAATCATTTTAACTGTGTAATCGTCAGCTTTCAATGAGCTATTCCAATACTCTGTGTTTTGTCCGTACATGATTGCGATAACATAATAAGTTGCTTCCATAATTGTAATTTTTAAAATTTATAACTATTAATATTTAATCCATTCTTTCTTTAGAAAATTAAATTTTTCGTCTTGGTGTGCGTGTGCTTGCATATCTGCAATTGTTGGATTTTCAATTCCGTAAGTAGTCAAATTGAAAAGTCTTTTTTCTTCACGTTTTTGTTCGATAGCCATGTGACAAACTATATCTTTCAAGTCTGATTTTACTCTTTTGCTATTTTCTAATCTTTCTACGTTTCCGTATTTTTCAGCATAAGCAAGAAATTCAATCATTTTAGTTCTGATTTCGTCAGCTCTATAAACTTTAAAACAAAATTTGATTGAACTAATAACGCTGTCTCTGTTTTCTGTAAGAATGTCTTTAATAGTTTTCATATCGTTTTCGTTTTAAATGATATGCAAATATAGATGTTTGTTTTCATATACGAAAACATTTATAGTTAAAGTTTTCATATATGATAATCATTTAACTTTATACTCTCAAAATTTCAAAGAACGCTTGTAAGAAAGAAATGGTATGACTGCTAACACAGGGCTATAATTTAGCCTCAAATGCTGACATTTTCAAAGAGGCTAAACAATAGCCTTAATGTTAGCGGGCATTATAAAAAATAACGGAACTTTGTGAAATGGATAATTGCAAGCGATTTTGAAAAGTCGTATTTTTTGAACCATTCTTCAAAATCTTCGAGTGAAAGACCGTCATTCATTGCAAGTTGTTTTATATGGTCAATATCATTCATACATGGAATTATAACTTCTTCAAGTCCAATTCCTGAATTTTTATCAAGTTGACAAATTTCGACTTGTTTTGAATTATAAGGTTTTCCCGACCAATATCGAATTGAAAGAATCGCATTTCCTTTTTGAATTTCAGAAATTCGTTTTTGCCATAATTCGACATTTTGACGAATAGTATGAATTTTAGGATTTTTATTAACGTAGTTTTTGGTGCAATTCCCACTACATAATTTTTCAAAATCGCATAGTTGACACGGAATTATTTGTTTAAAGCCACCAAAAATCTTTTCAATAAAGAATGTTGGCTCTCCAGTTCTTTTATGAGTTGTTGGAAATTTTCTTGAAACTGTGATTACATAAGTTTTCATATATAATTGAAATTAAATTGTTCAAAATAGTGTCCAAAACTTGGACAATTAAAACGAAAAATAAATAACGACCCGCTAACACACGCCTATGTTCATTGGCTGGCTGACGTGCATTCCGGCAGTTTTGCTCCCGCATTCACTTTGTCGTTTCACGACAGCGAATGCTCCCGCATACCGCCAAATTCCCATAGCCTCGGTCGTTAGCTTCAATGCTAAAGAGGCGGAAGCGGTAAATTGTAAATTGCAAGGCAACTCGAAAATGGTGCGGTAAATGGTGCGCCAACAAAACGAATACGACCTTTATAAAAATGGATCTTTGCTTTATTCCATACGAAATTATGCCACCATTTCGAGGATGTTGATACTGGAATTAAAGCTACAATCTTAGTTCCTTTTAAACTTTCTTCATAGCATTTTTGCATGAAAAGATCTATATTTCCTCTCGAGTATGGCGGATTTAAAAAAACGATCTCGTTTGACCAATCTTTTATAAGTGAGTTATCAAGCTCTGTAAAAAACCTATTGCATTTAGCTGTATGAATTTCGCAAGCCGGATCAAGAGTAAAATTGTATAGTTGATTAAGTTGATTAAAGATCTTATGTGGAGTTTCCCACTTATCTTTTTGCAAACAGCCTTTTGAATTGGCTAATTCTTTATTTACAATCATAATGTTGATTTAAAAGATTAAGAAAGCACTGGAAGCTAACACACGCCTATCCGCCATTAGCTATTCCGTGCGTTTAGCAGGTTTCGGCTCCCGTATTTACCATTTTGCTTGTCGACAAGTCGACTGCCCGCAAACCGCCAAAAGCGGATAGCCTCGTTCGTTAGGCGCTGCGCTAAAAAAACGCAGTTTATTTATACCAAAGACCACCGCAGTATCTACAACGATAATGTGTTATAAATCTAGCAACTTGATTTTCTTCTTTTACGGGTAATTGACAATGACAAAATAGTTCGCCTTTTTTTTCTTCGGGTTCAGCTAAAATATTTGGATAGTCCCAAAATGATTGTTTTCCTTTTACGGAAATTGGTTCAGGAAATAGAATCGGGTTTGCTAGCACCCAGTGCCATTGACCTTCGTCCGCCCAAATAGACGTTGTATCTCCTTTTCTATTATAAGTTTTGCTGACGCAATCAATTATTTCTACTGATCCGATAATAGATGATATTGGCAGTTCAGGAACATAACCAGTTTTTTCTTTAATCACTTTAAGTCTTTCTTCACCGAAAAAATCTAAAGCACTAAAATATTTAATAGAATTTGCGGAAGCATGAATCAAAATACGACCTCGAAATTTAGTTCTCCACGAACGATTTTCAATATCTTTAATCCCTTCGCAAATAAGTGAAGCCCATGGCTGTTTAATTGTAATTGCTTTCATAATATGAATATGTTATTTTCAAAATGGCAAATCACTTTCTCCAGGTACTACTCCTGTTTCTTCTATTCGCTCAAAATCTATATCTACTAGACCTTTCAATATGTTGTAGTTAAACATATAAGCCGATGTTGTTTTTGTTTTATCAGTCATTCTCATACGTGCGTTTGTATTGGTTACTACCGATTCGCCATCTAGTGCAACTTCGGCTTCAACGGAAGATCCGGCATGTTCCGGTACGATCCATTTGAAGCGGGTTGCGTTGCATAAACCTATAAATGCCTGATTACTGTTGAAATAAGCCGTAAGCGATTGACGGCTAAGAGCCTCATTACTTCCGATTTCTTTCTGATAAAGTGAGTAAACTCCCTCAAAATCAATATAAAGAACTTTAGTTCCAACATTGAATAAAACCTCTTCTTTCTTTTTGCCTGAAAGCAAACGTGTTACACTTGTTGTTTCGCTAATTTTGAGCTCACGTCCGATTTTTATCTTTTCATGAGTAATCAACGTCGACATGGTTTGGAAGTAAGTAGATAGTTTATTAGTGCTGGATATGCGTTCTATTTGGCTAAATACCTTTTGCTGAGCAATGGGTAAAAATTCGGAATAAGAAAAAGGTAGTTGCATGTGTGGAGCATGTTCCTCCAATAATTTACAAGTTGCTGTCATCAATGCACAAGCGTTGACGATACGCATCAGCCCTTCGGTATTCGAGACATTTACTTTTACCGATTCCTTGAGCTTTTTAGTTTCATCGGCTAGAATGGTGAGATAGTGACGTTCGTATATTTCGCGAAGCTCAAGCACCTGAAGGAGAATATTTGAAAGTCCGGATTTCTCAGAATTTTTCAATTCTTCAAAAATTGCACTTTCTTCTTCTGTAAAGTCGCGCGACGGAACATCGCAAATAATACAGCGGTTGGCCAACGATCCATCATCCTTTTGCGGTGCTTCCTGGCCTAGTAATATAAGGGATGCATTTATCTCTGAGCTATCCATCGTTTTACTGGCAGCATCAGCCACTTTTATACGCCCTTGTCCGTCTAAAGTGGCTGCTTTTAGAGCCTGAAAAATCATAGGGTTAATCGTATTGTCGTTGTATTCTTCCATTACAATAGGAAGATTCCTCAAGCTTTCGATAAACATAAAAAAAGCTGCCGGAGTACCGGTGTTCAAATTGAATGCAGCCGATTTATAATCCATGTATAAGTTACGGATCGATTCCGCAATTTTTGACTTTCCGGAGCTTGTAGGACCAATAAAAAACGGCGCCGTGAATTCTCCACGGTTTTCGAAAATAAAGTCACGGAAACCGCATGTTATGGCGTACAAAATAGCCCATTTACCATTATCATTTACCGTATAAACTTTGTCCATTAACTCAGCCCAACGTTTGAAAGGCAATTGTTTATCTTCATTTATTTCTTTATACATAAAATTTCGTGCTAATTTGTATTTGTTTTTATCACTGTCGTTTTTTCTATCCAGATGAATTTTTGAAAATGCCGGAAGATAATAATTAGTGTCATCATGTGTCACTACTCCCAAATCATCTACATAATCAATCTGATACTTACCTTGCACTTTGTGAAATATGGCATTACCAAACACAAAAAAACCATCGTTATGTTGTCCAAGTATTCCGGTTGGATAGCACTTTGTAAATCCGTAACTCATGTTCATCCAAATGCGCTTGTATTGATCTACCGTCCCGAAATAATTGTAAGGACCTACATTGACCAATTTTTCATGTACTTTTGGTAGAACAGCAAATATTCCCGATTTCCACTCTACGTATTTATCCAGGCGTTTATCCATGTGGCAAAGTTGGATCACACGTTTATTATTGGCATCGTCGTTGCTTTCGTCAAAAATATGGAGCAATGGTTTGATAAAGAAATCCGACACAGGAGAATGACTACTAGCACCGTTTTGATTCTTGAACATATAGGTAAAATAACGACCATCTTTGTCAGCCAATGGATAAAATCCCCATTTCAGATAGTTATTCCAAAGCACTTTATCTTTTTCAACGTACTCAGGAATAATTTCAGTATCAATAGCCTGTCCAAGCTCACCCATACGTTGATTGTCGATCATGGCTTTATCTTTCTTTTTGGCCAGGAACGGTTTCATTACTTTTTCGAAAGCAGTTGCTTTCATGTTCAGCTTTTTAGCATAAACATCTTGAATAACTACTCTTACGGTTGCATCTAACTGAGATATCACTTCAGCACACTTGCCAATAATTTCAGATATTTTTGTACTATCTGTAATTTTATCTTCCGATTTTTCCCCACTAAGTAGCTCTCCATATTTTTCTATATAAAAATCACAGAAACTCATTGTTTTATCACCATCACCAACGGAAATATCAAATCCGTTTTTATGCATATTTTTCAATAATAGCAATGGTTTAGGTTCTCCGGCTTCTGTTGGCTCAATAGTTTTAATTGAATTTACAATCAATTTGCTTGTAACTGGTCGTAATGACTGCAAATCGGTTAATGTTGGATTTCCAACGGCTAATATTGTTGGAGTTTCAGAAAATGATTCAATAAAATTTTTCTGATCAAAAACCAACCAACAATCCGACTCCTCATCATCTTCCATTAGTTCGGCCGCATCCTCTAATCCGTAAAACCCATGTTTCCAATTTTCTACTTTAAGTTCTTTTGTTGGTTTGGCTTTATCTTTTATTAAATTTAACGAGATATTAAATGTATTTGATACACTTATTAAATACTTTTCACGAAGACTCTTACTTGGCACTACCGAAATGCATTCGCAAATCTGATCGAGCAGTTGTTCACTTTCAAAGTCTGAAACTTTGGCTACTTTCTTAGCTTCAAAAAAATATTCAATAAAAGATAGTTCTCTATTTTGAAGCAATACGGATAAATCCTGATTTACTGAAGCTTTGGCAAAATCATCAGGATCCTGTCCTTCTGGTAACATAATGGCACGCACATCGAACCCATGTGCCAGGAATGTTTTTGCATTGGAGATACTGGCTTTTAATCCGGCAGCGTCAGGATCATAAATACCTACCACTGTATTGGTAAATCGTTTTAGCAACCGTGCCTGTGCATCGGTTAGCGCAGTACCTGACCCGGCAATTATATTCTGAACACCACGTTGGTAAATGGAAGCCACATCAAATTGACCTTCTACCAGATAAGCTTTGTTTTTGCGGATAATAGATTCTTTTGCCTGGAATAAACCAAACAGCACATTCCCTTTATTGAACACCAGTGTATCCGGCGTATTGAGATATTTAGCAGTTTTGGCTTCATTGTCTGTTATTCGGCCGGTAAAACCTATCGGGCGACCATGCATATCCAAATAAGGGAATGTGATTCGCTGACGGAATGTATCGTATTGAAATTTCTTTTCTTCAGAAATACCCGTCATTCCTGCCGCTAATAAATTATCGAAGTTGTATCCGCGTTTTGGAAATTCGCGGGTAATCTGATTATCCTGATTAGCGTAACCAATCCGGAATGTTTCAATAGTATCGTCGGTAAGTTGGCGGGTAACTTTTACATATTCCGTTGCAAATTCAAACGATTTCAAATTTTCCGAAAATTGGTTTTGACTTTCCTGCAGAACGATAAAAACCGATTCCCGCTGTTTTTGCCTAGCCGTGTCTTCGGGTGTCATGCTTACTTCCGGAAGTTCGATATGACAATCTTTGGCCAGACTTTTCACGGCTTCGAAAAATGAAACTCGCTCATGCTCTTTTACAAAGTTTATCACATCACCTGTAGCTCCACAGGCAAAACAAGTGTAAATATTTTTTTGTGGTGAAACGGTCAGCGATGGTGCTTTATCCGAGTGAAATGGACATATACCAACGTAATTACGACCGTGTTTTGTGAGTTTTAAAGACTTCCCGATAACCTGAACAATATCGGATTTATCTTTAATTTTGGAAATTATATCTGGGGATATTTGGCTCATTTGGTTATATTTTCAAAAAGAGATGTTTGTCGTGCTTCGTAAACACCTTCCAATGTCACATCTAAGTAATCAGCAATACGTTTTAATTCTTCTCCGGTTATTTGATCTGTGCCTTTATAAATGCTCCAGTACCTTTTTTGTCCTATTTTCACTTCGTCAAAAAACGAACGATTGGGAGTAAAACAGGTTATATCCTTAAACTTTTTCTGAAGTAATTGAATCAGCAGATTCTTTTTATCAAGTAATCTAGGATCATTTCTGTGCCGGTGTAGATAAAGATCCAGGGCGAGTTCTGAACGTCCAATATCTTTTGCAATTTGCGGACGCGGTTTTTCATTAATGTACTTAAATACGTATCTAGTTTGAGCTTTCGACCAGTGTTTCATTGTTTATTCTATTTTTTTTCAAAAGATTTAGAGAAGCGGTTATTTTTTCATTATCAAATTGTCTATTAATAGCTGTATATGTACTATTAAAGCGATAACATACATTTGATTCGGAAATATAGTATTCAGCAATTTTGATATAAAATTCAATATTTGATTTGTTCCAGTTTGGGTCAATTTTCATCGATTCACCTACTTTTAATAGGTCTAAAAGATCGTAAACTCTATTTTTGAAAGACCAGAATTTTGATTCTCCCATTTGTTTAATGGACAATTCTATCCATGCTGGATCGGTAAGTGATTTGAGTTTGTAGATTGACAAGTCCATAATCGGTTAAAATTGAATGAAATAATTTTCAAATTGTTCCTGAATATTTGTTTTCAAAAGATCTACGTTCACATCGTTTTTCAATAAAAACGAGTATTGACCTTTATTTCTGCCATTTGCCTGTACACCGGTTAATGTTCTTATTCCCCCAAGCGATAAAATGTTTTTATAGGCAAAATTCAAATGTTCGTAAACATTGAAATTGACTTCTATCAATAAAATGATTGTGTTATACATTTTATTCACCTGTAGTTTCATTTCGGAATCACCAGAATTAAGAGTGCTTTCAAGGATGGTCATGATCTTTATATTTTGTGTGATTTAAATACATATCCTTTTCTTTCTTGAGCAATCGTTGGATATTACGAGTTGACTTAATTGCTGCAGGTAGAATAATTAGGACAACAAGTATTTTTAAAACTGTTTCCATAGCCCAACTATTTAATTAACATACAAATTATAATAACCGCAATAATTCCCCAGGCAATAGCATCGGCTAGTCGATTATCCCTAATATCAGCTTTTCGCCGTTGCTCCGATTCGTATATATGTTCCAATGGTGTTTTCATCTTGATTAATTTAAGGAGTTAGATTGATATGAGTTAACACAAAAAGATATTAGCATTACTAAATAAATAAAAGCTAAAACTGCGAGGATAATTAAAAGAGTTTTCATGATTTTATAATTATATAGTTAATTTGACCACATGTTTTACATTTCCAAAATTCCGTGCCCTGGTACCAATCACTAGGAGGATTGATTACCTTGTTTTCGCATGATTTACAGTAGAAAAAGCCTTTGGCGCAAGCATAGCCTACATGAAGATCAGCGGCGTTGTAACCTTGTTGAATCAGGTTCTTTTTCAGCATGTTTAATTCTGAAAAACTGCCGTCTTTAAACTTTTTAGATTTATATGTTAATCTAGCGTTACTATTCATTTTATTTTTTCGTTTAAATGAAAAATTAAAATAAAACTACCAGTTCCGGCATCTGCGTTACTTTCCCCCAATTTGCCTTCAAGAGGTTTCTTGGTTCGTCCGAGGTTTCGGGGCCACCGGAACTGGTAGTGGTTTTTTGCTTTCGATATTCTGAAAGCAAGAAACTATGTTGAGTAGAGAGGTTTTCAAAAAAAAAGGAGAGTTTTCCCGTCAGACTTCCGGGACCATTACACAAAGATTCACTATCACCTTTTTTTGTATTTATTGTCCGATTTGGCTCTCCTTTTTTTGCCGGCCTTCCGGCACCTTGCTGACGCTTCAGCTAAGGGGTTAATTATTGATCAACTTTTTCGCAATCAGCAAAATTGATTCGCAGTTCTACCTTTTGTCCAAAAAAGTCACGTTGAGCAGTAAAACCGAGATTTGTAATATCTGAAACTCTGCTATAAAACAGTTTATTGAAATCGTTGCACAAAAAAACTACTTCACCATTTGCTATCAGAAAGAAATAGGGCTTTTTCCCTTTATATGCAAAAACAACAGTATTTTCAAACTCAGTGCGGGTAATTGGCATATTAAGCTATTATTTAAGGTTAATTTCATTTGAAAAAACTTTTTCGCCAGCTAATTCTTCTATTACTTTTTGATGTAATGGCGGAACTTTGGTTCGACCATAGTACCAATTTTTATATACATCTTCAGTAATAATACAAGTATCTATCACTTGCTTTTTAATATTATCAAATTGCCCTTTTGGCATCGAATCCATGAAATTTCTAAACTTTTCCATATCTTTACACGTTTATTGTATAATTACTCTGCAAATGTAGAACTAACTTTCGATTTATGCAAGTCATTTCTCGATTATTTACTGTTAAATCTTTCGATTAATACAAATAAATAACTATTGCATTGTTAATCAATTAATTAAATAATGGACACAAATCAAATTATCAAAAACATTTTTATTCTTAGGGATAAAAAAAGAATGCTTCAGCAAGATTTGGCTGATGCATTAGGAATATCAGACGGATCATACTCAAAATTAGAGGCTGGAAAACGAGAATTGAAGCTAAGCGAACTTTCGATTATTGCAGAAAAGCTAGGTGTAAGAGAAATTGATATTATCACTTATCCCGAAGTATACGAGTTAAAAAATGATAATAGTTCAATAGTTTCAAGTCCTATCGAAACGTATGAATTAACAAATGCACACGTAAATCCATGGGAATTGTTATATGAATGTCAGAAAGATCTTATGGAAACTAAATTAGAGAATGAGCGTCTAAAAAACGTCAGTGCACCCGTCAAGGATGCACTCGCAGGGTAAGAATGTGGATTCTTTATCCTGTCTTAAGAATGATAGTTATAATTCAACTAGCATTCTTAAAACATTGAAATGTAGACCAATTGCAGACCAAATACTTATAAATGACTATGAATAAGGAAGAGTTGTGGTACGCCACGAACCTCATTACCCCCAAAAGCTCACAGTCGCAAAGACTGTGAGCTTTTGCATTTTAGGTATATTTCAACAAGTTACGACCGAATCCTAATAGAAAAATTAATTGAACTAAACAACAAATTGTAGACCGTTCTACACAAATGTATACCGCCATGATTACCGTAAAACTATATTTAAGGTGTGACAACAAAGAAAAGAAATCCGGCTATGTGTGGGTTTCATTCTATGTCAATAGAGAGAAGGTGAATTTTTCTACTAAAATTTTGTGTGAAGTAAAAAATTGGAATGAAAAATCCCAACAGGTAAGAGTATCGGATAAAGATGCATCGGATAAGAATCTTATCCTTGGGAATATTTTATCCCGGATAAATTCCGTATTTGTTAAGTATAGGCTTAAAAACAAAGTTCTCACGCGAGCAGGTTTTTTAAAATCATATAATAGACCTGATGATTTTGAAAATTTCTATACCTTTTATGAAGATCAAAGAAAAAAGGCATCGAGAATGATAGAAGATACAACCATGCAAACTCATGTTTCAACTTTCAAAAAGCTGAAGGAATTTGCACCCGATTTACATTTCGACGATATTGACCTCGATTTTATTGCATCATATTATACCTATTTGCGGAAAGACAATAAGAATAATGACAATACAGCATATAAGAACTTATCTATAATTAGAAAGTATGTGAAAGCAGCATACAAGGCGGGTTATATGGACGAAAATCCATTTGACGAATTTCATATTTTACGGACAAAACCAAATTACACCTACCTGGAGGAAGCGGAACTACAAGCATTACTCAAGCAATATCGTGTTGGCGATTTAGAACTGAAGTATTATAAAACCTTACAGGTATTCTTATTTATGTGCTTTGGTTCGCAACACATTGGTGATGCAAAAAAAATGACACTGGAGCAATTTACAGATACTTCCTTTGGTTATTGGCGGATGAAAACCCGAAATAGCAAACCTGAACTAATTACAGTGCCGGTATCAAAGCCATTGCGTAACTTGGTACACAACATCGTCGGGAATAGAAAGAAAGGTCTGATATTCGAAAATCTTCCGGCAGAGCAAACAATGAATCGGTATTTGAAAGAAATAGCCACTATAGCCGAAATAAACAAGAAAATAACCCATAAAACAGGCCGTCACACTTTTGCTACTTATCACCTGTCTGAAAATAGTGATCTAAACTCACTGAAAGATATTTTGGGACATTCGGATATTAAAGACACTTTGATTTATGCTCATGTTCTTGAGAGCAAAAAACAGCGTGGAATTGATTGCTTCAATAAATTCAAGGTATAACAACGTAGAATTTAGCCGAACTTTGGAACTTTTGAACTTTTGAACTTACAAAAAACGCCTGATCTTTACAGACCATGCGTTTGAAAAACCATTTTCAAACCATCCGGTAAAACTTACCTTTTACCGTACCTTTCACCCTCTTTTTTACCCGCTCAAGCGATATAGGGATATATTTTAATCCATTAATCATAAAAGCATTTCTTGCACTAACTTCCGGTGTGTCAATTAAATCATAAGTATATACTTTTCTCATGTCAATGATTGATTGTTGGTGATAGTCTGCTATAATTCCTTTATCTCCGATTAATTTCAGCGTTGTAAGTGCATTCGGAATATATTTATCAAATCTCCATCTTTCAAACTCGGTATAAGTGAGAGCAGCATCTTTCCCAAATTCAGGATTTAGATCCGAATATGAAAATGGGTACGGTACTGTGAAATAATGTGCCAGAATATCAGTTAAACCCATAAATAACGAAACTTCAAGATTTGATAATCTGGTTGCTTCTTTTAAACCAATTTCAATCGACGAGGTCAATCCTAGATCTTCAATGATACTATATGAATTGCTGCTTTTAGGAATCTGATAAAAGCAAATATAATCAGCATATACAGGATCACCGTAGTATAATGTTTTATTTATAGCATCTATTTGAGCAGGAACTATTTTAAAAATTAATTCATTTTCATCAGAACTGCCAACGGATGCAAATTTATTGACCAATGTAACATGCCGGTCATCGTCAATTTTTTGATTAAATAAATTAAAACTAGGTTCAGCGCAAGAAATATAATCCTCATTTTTGTCTAAATCCCTATATATTTTATATTTATCAACCAATAAATGTGAAGCCACATAAGTATATAGTTTTTCAAAATACTCAAAATTTAATACTTCACATTTAGAAATAATTGCATCTGATAATTTTTGATAATCAAAATATTTAGAACTTGGAACATCGTAACTTAATTTTGTAAATCCAAATTTTAACGAAGTGTCATCTTCTGTAAATTCACGATTGTAATCATCTAAAACACCACTTAAATTAACTGTTTTTTTGGATTCAAAACTAGATTGAAAATTATTGATAGAAATACTTTTATCTTTAGAATCGACAATAAAAGATACATTGAAAAAATTCTCGATTGCCGTTATAAATTCCGAAACCGTCATATTTGGCAATGCATCAGCGTAGTTAAGCGATTCCGTAGCATTGACCAAATAGATTAATTTCGCTCTTAAATCATAGTTCAATACATTATATTTTAACGTATAGTCTAACAATGCAGGAAGTCTATTGATATAATAAAGTAAATAGGGCTGCATTATTGTTTTTCCGGTGATACGGTCAAATCTAAATCCATCATCAAAGTATTCTCCCGAAGTTGCTATGTTGAATTCAAAGTCATTTACAATATCATCTGATACTTTTATGGGAGCACAAACAAATGTGCATATATCTTGCACGTTGTGACACCATGCAGTAGCAACACTTCCTTCTTCTACTTTTATTGAAATCAATGAAATATGTCCAGGATCTAAACTATAACGTACCAAAGAAATATTACAGTTAGCATCTGTCACATTTGAAGTAAATGTGACTGTAACCGTAGTTGCATGTGCAGCGTCAGCAAATGAATAAGTATTTACAGGCAAAACAGTTACGGTATTATTACTATTTTTTATACCTACATCTAATTTACCGGTAAATCCGGTTTCGGTAGAACGTCCGGTGATAGAAAGGGTGTAAGTTTTTCCGCTTTCGAGTGATACTGATCGGTATATTGTGTCCCAGGTTGGAAGGTAATTATTAGATATTAATTTACTATTTCTTACCAAATTAGCTCCCACAGTTATCTCCCATATATAACCAGTCTGCTGTAACGACAACACAGCTCTATTGAAATCAATTGCCGATTCTGTGCCCCAGCCTTCTAATTCATATATTTTCTTTTTGTTCTTAATTAAATAGTTAAGTTCTGAATTGCCGGATAAAAATTGAAATGTAACCTCGGAATTTGTATTATCAGTAATTCTGATTGTGCCCAAAAACAATTGACCATCTTCCGACATATAAGCATCAGTCTTTTGCTCAATATCTTGCTTATTGGTTCTATTTAAGAACTTAAATGCAATTATATTTTGAGTACATTTAAGCGATACCTTCATATCCAACGTAAACTCACCCTCGTTATTTATCTCCGGATTATTTTCAACCATTGTGAACGAAAAATCTGCTGGAAGTATTACTTCTTTATTTTGAACAAAAAATTTTATCATCCTCTTTTTGAATTTGAAATTAATGAATTATACTTCTTTAATTGATTTGCAACCCCTTTTTCGCCTGAAATACTCAAATTAGTTTCTATACCATTATCTAAATGGTCATTTAACCGATTCACGGCTGCAACTACAGCCATCATGTATTCAGCGGTAGGAGTTTTATCGACAGACTGAGCATTATTGCTTCCAGAGGGTCTGAAACCGCCATCGTAATAGCCACTAGGAGACAGGCGCAGCGCACGAGATATGTCAGCCTTTGAAAGCGATGAAGCAGTTCCATTTTTTTGAGCCTCATCAAATAAATCCAGGACCGGCACAACGTTGGGATTGCGAGTAGTATGATGATTTGCAATAAATTCATCACCATGGTACGGCTGACCGTCAGGGAAACGACCTCGGATTTCGCGCGGATTATCTCCACCGGTGAAACCTTCAGGTCGGTGCCAACCACCATCGTAATAACCTTCCTTTGCAGATTCGCGAGCTGAATTGGCTACGACGATTTGAGACGCTCCATAAGCCACTGCAGCTGCAGCAGCAATTGGAGCTAAAACTAAACCCGCATAAGGTATTTTCACAGCATTTGCATAAGAATCTATAGCAGCAGCTGCAGTAGAGGCAATGATACCAGCAACCTGAACAGCAAACATAGCATCGGCATTTTTAGCCCTAAGAGCTGCCAACTCTTTGTTTTTTTGCTCCTCTATTTTGGTGGTATCTTTTCCGGCTTTGGCGGCAGCATCAATTTGCTTCTGATATTTAGTTTCAATAGATTTTTCTTCAGCTTGCTGAAATCCTTGAAATGCATTTGAAAAATCACCGGTAATTCGGCTCATTGCCTCAGCAGAATCGTAGAAGTTTTTAGTTTTCGCTCTAAATTCCTCCGATGCAAGTACTGCTCTAACCTTTACAGCCTCTTTTTCCGAAATAAGTCCTTTATCAATATATTCTTGAAGTAATTTTAATTCAAGTTCTTTTTGCGATTTAAACCGATCTAATTCATCAAGTCCGTATTTATCTTTGAAAGATAATAGTTCTTGAGCCGATTTATCAGCTTCAGTAAGTAGTTTTCCGGTTAATTGTTTGGCTATTTTATCAGCCTCATCAGCCGATAAACCTTGAATTATAAGTTTCTTTTTCAAAAATTCAATTTCTATTGCCAATAATTTATCCTTATACTGCTGTTCATTCAATATGCCGGAAGCTCTATCTTCAGCGGCTAATTTCTCAGCATCTTGCTGATCTTTGTCAAGCTGCTTTAAATCAATTAATGCCTGTTTTGTAGATAATTTACTCAGAGTTGCGTTATGTTGCTCCTCTAGTACGCGTAAAGTTTCCAACTGATCTGCCGTCATGTTTTCTTTTTTTACTCCAAATAAGCCCAGTTCACGCAATCGGTTATCATACGCCTGATTTTCTGCTTTTATAGGATCGGCATCGAGTAGTATCTTTTTTATCTTATTATTTTGTTCAATCTGCCTATCGAGCGCTTTCTTATCAATTTCGGCAATCTGGTTATTCATCTCCAATTTTACGCCGGGATCCGAAACAGTTTTCAATAACTCCTGAAGCTTTTTCTTTCTCTGTGAATCGTACTTATCTTGTTGATCCAATAAAGTTTCATTGTAGTCATATTCAAATGCAATGTCACCATCTATGTAGCGTTTTTTGATAGCAGCAATATCCTTTAAATTTTGAATTTCAAGTGCTTTCATTGCCTCATCTACTTTCTTTTTTTGAGCTGCAGCTTTGTCATCACCACCAGGACCAAAGTTATTTGTTTTCGCTACCCATTTACCGCTTTTGTAGATCATAGTACCATCGGGCGAAACATCACCTTCTTTCGGTTGGATAGATTTTTTAGTAGGATCATATATTACTAAATCTATTTTAGCCTCAAAACCTTGAAATTTTTTATCAATGTCAGACAATTCATTATTCATTTTGGAAACTGACACAGCATATTCGCGCAAAGTAATTAGTTGCCCAGGGCGAAGATCATTACCCATTTGATTTTTCAATTTTTCACTGGCCAATTTATAACCTTTCTCAAGGTTTCCTGCATTCTCTTGAAGTATCTTATCAATTTCCTCCTTGAATACTCCGGCAACGTCATCGCCTTTAAATGTCGCCATATCACTCCTAAGCTTATCGGCCAAATCTACTTGCTGAGTAACATATTTTTTAGTCACATCTCCCTTAAATTGTTCTTTAGTTTGGATAGCAATTTTATCACGAAGAGCCGAATTGACATTCAATTGCGCTCTTGAAATTTCGTCTAAGTTTGATTTTTCAGTCAACTGATAGCCAATGTATTCGCCATAAACAGAGTTTATTTTATCAATTAACTTTTTATGTTCCTCTTTATTCCCGAGATTCTTTTTAGCAGCTTCAAAAAGTTGATTCGCATTTGTTGTTTCAATTGCCGATTGAACATTATATTCTCGATAAGCTTTTTGAGCTGTAGATTGAGCTGTAGCCAACTTATACAATGCAACTGTTACGGCAGCAATGGCAACACCTAAAGCAACATAAGGGTTTAAACCCATTTCAACATTGAGTGCCTTCATAGCCTTACCGGCAGTTTTAAAATTTCCTGCCATTGTCTGCTGAACAGCGCACCATGCTAAATCAGCGATAATTCTTGCTTTGGTCAATCCAAGAGAAATTGATTTTTCAATCGTATTCTTTCGTTCGGCCAATGTGATCACTCCAAGCCACATGGCATAAGTTCCAAGCGCACCGGCTAACGAGATAATCAATCCTTTATTCTCATTTAACCATTTGGGAAGTGTAACAATGAATTTCAAAAATGCATTACCAAGGTTAGTAGCTTTAAGTACTGCCGGATTCAGGTTCTGAACCAGTTCCATACCCAATATCATAAATTGATTTTGCGCCTGAGCCATTTTTGTATTCATAGCTTTACTGGTAATGGTTGCCTGATCTATAGCCGTATTAGTTCCGGTAACTGCTGTAGTAAGGTCATTGAATTTAGCACGTTGGTCAATGAGTGTTTGAGCAATGACAACGTTATCTTGACCGAATAATTTGGTCATTTCGGCAAATCCACCCTTATTTGAGAATTTTGCATTCAGGTTATCAAGAGCGGTACTCATTCCAACAACAGCCGGATTAGTTTCGTCAGCTCCCTGCAGTAATTTGGTGAAGAATGTTTTTATCCCTGTACCGGCTACTTCAGCCTGAAAACCTTTTTCGCCAATAGCCTCGATAAGTGCCACTGATTGCGCAAATGGCACGTTAGCCAATTTGGCCACAGCTCCAAACTTCACAAGAGCTTCGGCAATATACGGAACTTCCTGAGCACCGGCTTGAGAACCGGCAGCAAGTATATTCACATATTTTGCAGCTTCTTCAGCACCGGCACTATATTGATTTAAAGCAATTACAGTACCATGTACAGCATCGGCCAATGGCATGCCGGCAGCTTGAGCCAAAATCATTGATTGTTTGGTTACTTCGTTCAGCGCTTCAGCATTTTTCAATAATTCAGGCTTAGCGGATCCAACCAACTTATAAGCTTCCATTATTTCGGAAGCTGAAGCTTTTATTCGGATAGTAGTGCCTTCTAATGGACTCGAAGCCATTTGTTTTGCCCAACCTTCCAATTTATTTACACTCTTATCATCAAGTCCGGTTAATGCTTGCAGATCCAATTTAGAATCTTCCAATTTATTGCGCTCATCCATGAATTTTTTCAGACCTAAAGTAAGCCCGGTTATGAATGTCAACGCAGTAGTAAACATCGCAAAGTACTTATTCATCATGTTGGCGGTTTTGGATATTCCGCTTTCAGCATTTTTCGAAAAAGAATCAGAGGCTTTCTGCATATTAGCATACTCTTTCGCAATTTCTTTCTGGGTTTGCTTATGTTCCTGAAGCAAAGAGTCCAAATAAGCTATTTTTTTCCCATGAGCAATGTAATCATCAGCACCCATAGTCATTTTAGCCTGCTCATTCTGGAGCTTTTTCATTTCACCGGCAATACTCTTCACGGAATTAACCACTTCTTTGCCGTCGATATAAATCGACACACCTCTTTTTGCAACTTTATCAGACATATGGTTAGGTTTTTTGGATTAAAAATTTATCAATTTTTGAAAGTACTTGCTTCATGGCCAAGTCGCCGTAAAACTCCTGAGTAATATCAGCCAATTGATTCAAGCCCTGGCGAATTTCCACATCAAACCAATCGTTTGGAGTTCTATTTTTTGCGGATACAGACTTAGCAGTTCGTACAACGGCATTACCTTCACGTATATATCCACGTCCAACGCCATAATGATAGAATATACCATGTCGTTCAAATTCATAGCGAATGCGAGAAGTAGCGCCAAATTCCATTTTAAGCCGGTACATAACCGACTGAGCTAGTTTTTTAGAAGTTCTTTTTCCCCACTGTTTTTCGGCACTAATTGGAGCATTGGAAGATATCCTACCCCGAACATTAATTGTCCAGCCTCTTACTTTAAGATTAAATTCGGCTTCGGTAATTAGCTTTGGAGTTTGGTTTTGCATAAAATCTGATTTTGATTGTACAAATTTCGGCAATAACGCAGCATAGTAAAAGGACATATTTCTACAAAAAACGCCCGATCTTCACAGACCGGGCGTTTGAAAAAAACCATTTAAAAATACAAATTACGAAACATGTCGAGCAGTAGGTAAATTCAATTCATAGTTGACAGTTAATAGTTCATAGTTGTTTAGCATCGAATATGGCGTATAACTATTGTTTGAGGTTCTGTTTTGTAGATTAAATTTATTTACCGACACCTGTATGTATATGCCAGGATCTAAATGCAGAATTGCAACCGGCATAAACGTTTTACCTACCATTTGATACTTATTCACCAGAGTTACTCCTGAAGCTTGATAAATGACCGGAGTCATTTCAAAACAAACAGCATTAAGTACCGGCATGGCTGTGATTTGCGTAATCACGGACGTTGGTAATTGTAGAGTAGGCTTAGAACCTACATCAGAAGCAATCACAGTAGTTAAACCGCAGGCGAATGCAATTAAAAGAAAAATCAATCTTTTCATAAGAATTTAATTTTAGTTATTAATAATAATTGTTTTATTTCGATACAAAAATACTCCTGATAAACTTCCAAATAAAGGACACTAAATTCAATCCTTTAAATTTCAAAAATAGACCAACCGCCAAACAAATAACTATTCCAGATAATAACCATTTCAACCAGTTATTAGGTACTGGGGTTTCCTTGGTTTCAGTTTTACTTATAAGTGAAGTATTTATGTGTTGCATACTATCAATGTTGCTTTTGAGCAACATTGTATAGTTTGATTGTACATTTTTTTGCTCATCCTTCTTATCTGTGATTGTGGCAAGTTTTTTAACGTGTTTTCTGTTACTAATAACCGTTTCACGCAATACAGGGGGCTTTCCTGTGCCGTCTACAATTGGTTTATTGGTATCGTAGTCAATTATCCTTGTATCACATTCCGAAGAATCCAGATCCGCTTGAGCAATCGTTTTCGACTCCACAATATTTGATTTGTCCGTAAAATTTGAAGTTTGTTTTGCTTCCGTATTTTTCGATACTTCAGTATCAGATTTCACCACTTCCTTTATGTTGGAAGTGGTTGTTTTCTTAACTGTAGAACAGGCTACAAAAACAAATAAAATGAGCAATGCGAGTAATTTATGTGTTGGTATTTTCATGATAATTATATTATGACATAACCGTTTTCGGTTTTGCCGGCTTGTTTAATTACTAATAGTTGTTGCCATGTATGGCCAAACGTTTTTTCGAAGTGTGGACGGTCGGTAATGCTTCGGAAATCTCCGCCCCAGGTATATCCGGCAGCTTTGAAAACTTTTACCACTTCCATCCAGTCCGGAACTTTGTCACCATCGAAATCTTTGGCCACATCCCAGATAGTTTTGCCGCCTACGGCCAAACAAAAATCGAATGCAAAGCCGTAATTATGCAGGCTCTGACCGCCTTTAGCGTTGGTTACTTTCGGTTTTTGTGCGTACAGGGCATTTTGTTCGTCAAACGTGCGTAGACCACATGTAACTACCATTTTGACATTACTTGTCAAAACTGAGGTGTTGATTTTATCAACTAATTGTCTTACTTCTTCGCGAATAAGCGGGTGAAGGGTGTCTATTTTGCTCATTTTGCGCCTCCTTTCTTTTCAAAAAACTGACAAATAACAATCAAAATTCCACCTACCACCGCAATAGTAAGTAGGTAATCTTTTGGAATAACAGCTTTAATTTCGGGATCTAAACCCGAGTAATACAGTGGCAATGCAGCCACTCCAACTGATAAAGTTTGAAAGAAACGAGCAAATACTGGCGTTTCTGCCTTAAATGCTGCTTTTAGGCGTTGAAATAGAGTTGGTTTTTTCATATTATGATTATTTACATGGTGATTTAGATAATTTTTCTTTTCGTTCGAAACCTCTTAATCCGGGAATACGTTTTATAAATTCTAAACCTAAAATATAATAGGCAAAGCGTAAACCTTTACTATTTGGGAGTAAACGAGTCATATTTTTGAGAATATTCGAAACATAGAAATAATGCCAAGCCCAAGTCAACCAAATAAGCATAGCAAAAATCCAGTCACTTCCTTTCATTTTCTCACCTAAATTAAATACACAGGTAAGTATTACCAAGTACAGTGCAATTTCGGCAAATGCTAATAATGCTTTTTTAAAATCAACTTTTTCGCCCTGAACTAATATACCTGCTAAAATTCCCAATACAAAATTTATAGCAAACATTATAGCCAATGCATGAACAAGATCTTTGATAGGCAAAAAATATAGTAATATCGCCGAAAACCAACCTGAAATGGTATAAAAAATGGATTTAATATAAATGTATGGGTTCATGGGGAATTATTATAAATAGTTTATTGAATAAAATTATTTTATAAACCTACAGTAGCAGCATAACAAGCAGCCATTCCATTTGCACCGAATAAGTTTGGATGTATGCTATCCGCTGTCATCATTGGCGTATTATGAGCTGTTATTCCTGACATCCAAAAGAATGGAACACATTTGAGATTGTATAATGCAGCTATTTGCATCTGACGTATGGCCATGGCTTCGCGAGTATTATAAGTTCCATCATACATTGTATTGCCATAACCACTTGTATCCAAAACTGTACAAATAACGATCTCAATGCCGGGGAAATCTCGTTGTAACATCTCTATACACCCTTTAAATGCCGCACACCATGTCAAAGTACCCGGCCGACTATTCGTATCTTTATAGGCTGTATCAGTAGCAGCACCTAAGTTATAGCCGGCATTTAAATCATTCGTTCCGCCAAATAAATTTATCTTGTCGAATGAATAAATACTCATTCTATTGCCACCGCACCGATACCATATACTTTCTGAACCCGTTGTTTCTGTTACATGTGGATAAAGTGGCATCCCTCCTTGTGCAGGAGCTAATTGTCCTGCAATTGGTAAAACATAGTCAAATCCATATAGGGTAGAAAGAACACCTTTCCAAAACCGTTCATTAGTCACCGAAATACTGTCTCCTATAAACAACCCTCTTTTCCCAACGAATCCACTTCTATCTATCAATATATTGGATTCTTTTAATGAAATTTGATTCGTAAATGACGGTTGTGGTAATTTGCCATCCCATATTTCAAATGGTGAAACTGTTAATGTCGATGTAGACGGATGATTAATGCTATAAAGTACTAGTCGGCTAAATGTTGTCCAATCATATCCATTAGGAAAATCATAATAAAAACTTACCTCTTGAATTACATTTGCTGTCAAAATCAAAGGAATTGTTTTTACTGATGTATTCAAATTATATAATTGAATGCTATATGTTCCAGAAACTGTTGCAACAGCAAAAAAATGAAAATTAATTCTATTACTAACCTTCAACTCGTTACGGACAGTTTGAATCATCAGAATTGCTTTATTCCCAATACTTCCAGAATTGACAATATTTAATTCTTTTCCAAAACCGTAGGCTGAAAATAATCCTAGCGAAGTTGCTGTTACTACACTGTCTAATCCATTATAATCCCCATCAATCCAACGCTTCAAATTTAGCGGAACAAACAAGTTATAATCAATAAAATAATTATAAGTTGGTTTTTTCACTTTAGCTAAATATAATGGTGTAATTGCAGCTGGAAGGTCTGATATATTTATATTTGTAGAGCTTTTTGCTGTAAATTTTGCAGCATCAGGACAAGACAATATGGCGTATTTAGCTTCGTATGGTTTGTTTAAAATCTTATCTGTATAAAGAGTACCGTTAATAAGATTCGTATCTTTTTGTAAAAAAGTACCATCGGCACGCTGATATAAAACGCTTGCAACAGTTCCATTATCATTGTAGCTACCCGAGATTGCTAACGAGATTAATGATAAATCAATAGGCGCAGTGTAATTCCATCCTCCTTGAGGAACTAAATTACCTGTAGTTGCACTATAATAGCTACCGGCTACCCATGTTAATGGCAAATCAATTAAATTCGGATCGGCTACTTTTAAATTATTTACAGAAACATTTATATATTTTCTTAAATCCTGTTGAACCCCATTTCTGCACCAATAAGTCCTACTATCGGTATTTGATGTAAATGTATATTGAGTTGCTGTAGCTGGAAACTCATCGATGCAATAAAATCCAATTTTTCTTGCTTTAAAAGCCGATATAAAAACACCCGAAGAATTGAAAAAACAAACTGTAGCAACACTTTCATTGCTGTGAATTGGTGCATACATATAAATTATGCCAACAATTGGTATCAAATCGCTTGAATAAAACATTGATTGTGCCGTATATACGCCTAACGTTGACCTCCAACCGATATTTGGTAATGGTATTTTTTCAGCATCAACTATTGAAGCATCTTGATACTCATGTTTTGATTCTGTATTTTTGCGAGCTTGCAATTTTTCTGCAGATGTAAATGATTGAGCAGATTTGCTTACAAATTGAGAATTATCAATCACAATAGCCTTATAAACATAAGTTGATGGTGCTGTAAATTCTACTGATAATTCATCTTGTGCTTTTACTGTAACTGCTCCGCCGGTAATAAATGTACAACTTCCACCATTTGAAAATTTAAAATACCCATTTTTACCAGGTGTTGGAGCCGGATCATTATAAGCTATTGCTCCTAAAGATCCGGCAGAAACTGCATTTATCTGACCCTGCAAATTAGCATCCCCCGCAATCCTTAACCCAACTTCATCTGTAACTTTACCATCAATCAGAGAAATGGCATTTAAAATCTTACTGGTATTATTCTTCCAATTACCGGAAGTTGTCCATGCTGAAACTTCGCCTTGATAGAATTCCTCAATAACATAGACAGTGGAAGAAGTATCATAAGATATTACTAATCCTTTTTTGCGGAAAGAAACCGGAACTGCAGCTCTAGCAGTTGTAGCAGTATAATATTGACCTGCCGGAAGCGGTATTTTATATGAAACGTCATAAATTCCGGTCAAGATTGTCTCAACATAATTTAGAGTATCTTCAAACAAACCACCAATACGTGTAGAACTATTATTTAGTTCTACAGTTTCGGTTTTTACCTGTTTAGCGCGGTTTAATAAATCAATTATGGCCATAATAATTATTATTTTGTTACAAAATTAGCTTTCTGGTACAGGTGGAAAAAGGACAGTATCATCAAAGCGTCCAGCTTCCAATGTTTCGATAAATGGAAGATCGAAATTCAACGACAATAGAACGCCATGTAGGTTTATAGATTCATTTTCGATAAAATTCAATTCGATATTGGATAGTTCCAGGCACTTAAGGAATGGATATAATCGGCTACGCTTATCTATCTTCATCTTCTTCAAAAAATCCTCTGCTATTGCTTCCATAGCATCTTTAACAGCCTGAACTGCTGCGAAATCTCCATTACTTGTTACCTTATTCAAAAACATGATTTCGCAGTAGCGACTTTTACGAACGGCGTCATTGAGTCCGGTATAACTTACCGTAAGTTTTTCCATGGCCACAAGCGGATAAACTGCCTGTCGCTGATTCTCCATTTGTTCGTTGGAATTAAGCTCAATAAAGTGCTTACTCGATGAAGTATGCTTGAGTTCCACATGCGCTCTACATAGGTTACAGATATAAGTGGTAAAGTCTGATAATGCGTTATTTTCGGCCATTACGTTTGAATTCTTTGATGTGTTTATTCATTAATTTGAATAACTGTATGCAAGGCAAAGCCTTGTAACTGTCATATTCCAGTATGTTTTCTCCCACAACTCCATCGAGCATTGAGTTCCAATCGGGTCTACTCGGTTTTTTCTGTGGTTTTATTTTCCTGTCATCTTCATCGTCCTCTTTTGAGTCTGATTTTTGAAATAGGGATGGAAATGCTTTCGAAAGCCAGTCGCGAAGAAATACGTAGTTTAGAAAAATGGCATATAATGTCATTTTATCCACTTTTCGTGCAAATAAGTTGACATGTTTTTCAAAATCGATATCGGTTATCCTATCCCCTTTTTTGAGGTAAACGGCAGCTACAAACGTGCGAAGATTAGCTTCGGTAGGATCATTTACATAGTCGAAAAAATAGGTATCGAATAGTGCAAAATGCTCAAACGTAACTCCACGGAGTTTTTGTCCGGGAGAGAGTAATTTTGTTCCTGGTATTTGATCAATGTAAAAGAAATTCACTGTACCGGTTGGCTTCACCACGAAACTGGCCAATTCAGTAAGTTTGTATTGTTCAAACTTGCTAATTTGCTTCACAACACGCTTATCTATACCAAAATACTGACTTATAAAGTCAATATCCGAAAGTGGGTCCACATAAATGCCGGCACATACGGTAAACTGATTATCGTTCAGATCTTCCCATCGTTCAGGTACCTGAAGTTCGATGGTTTTATCGAAAAAGAAAAAGTACCGGTGGTCTATAACTTTCAGTGTTTTCATCCCCAAAAAGATTTTTTATCGTTATTATCACGCTTTGGAATTTTACTAACCGATGGTCCGGTGTAGGCAAAATCTGTCTTGAGTAATTTTTCAACGATTGCCCAATAGGCTATTGCATCCGATTCAGCTAGTTTCGCTTGAGAAACTACACGTTCATCGGTAACCGGTGACGTGTTCACGGCATCGTCGGAATTTTTCAATGTTTCGAAAAACAAACCTTTATCTGTCAGGCTACCTGTTTCGCGGATCAGGCGGGCAACGGCATAAAAAACCACTACCGGAAGCAATGCTCCACGAAGTTTCACATACTTAGCATCAGGAGTATCTTTGACAATTTCTGTCAAATAATTGGCATAGATATCTCCCAACCGTGGAGCAACAATGGTATTTACCACATTGCGGAAGTGTGACTGCAGGCGAAGAAAAATAATCCGGCTACCGTTGATATAGTAAAATTGATCTATTTCGGCAGCACTACGCACTATTTCCGTTTTTTTAGAGCTGGAAGTATAATGAGTAAAAGTGGCTTTTTCAGCCTCAAGATAAGATAAGAGATCATCCAAGGCATTGAAGCCTTTTTCTTTCCACCCTTTTTTTAGTGATTGTTCCTGGTACTTATAGGGTGTTTTAACCTTGTCTGATTCCTGACGCTTAGCACCTGAGTCACTTATTTCAACCTGAAGCTCGTCGTAATCATACCAAAGCGATAACAACGCATTGGCACGCTGTGCAAGCTGGAGTAATCGCTTTTGTTTGGGAGTAGCCTCCGAATCTGCGTAATATGTTTCAATATCGGTTATCAGCGCATCGCCCAGGAGCGAACGCAAAAACATTTCGAAAGCATTGCGGAGAGGCGCTTCCATAGTGGCAAACGATAAGCTGGCAGCTACACTTATATACGGCTGAATTTCGGAAGCATTGTTCCATTTTTGTGCTGAGAATATCATAACTTATAATTTTGATTGTACAAATTTATAAGTTATGTGAGGGCAGGAAAAGGACATAAAAAACCCCCTCGCCTTAAGGAGAGGGGGCAGGGGGTGAGGTGATTTATTCCCCTTTAGGGGTTAGGGGTTCTCTCGTATAAAATCCAGTGTGGAACTCCCTCCAGATACTCCAGTTCATAGCCTAAATCGGAAAGCGCTTCGTTCATATCTTTGAACCCAGCCGTAATCATATCCCGTAGCTCATAGATCAGATCTCGTGTAGTTCGGAACTCCTTTTGCTCCGTAGTTCCATCATTAGAATAAATTGCCTGTAGAAAGGTTTTAATCTGCTCAACGGATTTATTCACGTTGTCTTTTTCTTCTGGATCTTCGTCACCGTAGGAGTCAAATCCAATTCGTTTCTTTTTCATGATGCTTCCCTTTCTTCATTCGTAATTATTGGTAATAATTTTTCAAGTCGCTTTAAATCATCTTTAATAGTTACTAATTCGCCAAGATATTCACTAATTTCAGGCATACATTTTGGAGGCAATTCATCCATATGACGACAAAGAAAATCTTGTATACGAGAAATATAATCAATATAACTCATAAGTAAAGTTTCGTCATACTCACGACGCGGACACCACATTTTTAGCGACTGTACCAATTCTGGACTTACTGTAAAACCGTCTATTTTTGTCATACCGTTATCCCTTCCGTAAAATCAATACATAAACTAAAATCATCGAATACAAATAACATAGAGCCGCATAAATCGTCCTGACGAAGTCTCATCTTTACATTTTTATGCCTCCGGATTTCTTTCCGGGCTTCTTTCACAAATTCATTGAGGCAACTTAGCGCATTGACTACGCTCGTTATTTTGGTAAGTTCTACCGGTAGTTGTTTTACCGGCTTTGTAGGGCGATGCCTACGAGTGGTTGTTTGGTTCATAACGGTGTTTTCTGCATTTGGTTTTAGAGCACAAAAAAGCGATGCTCATATATCGCTGCAGAAAACACCATAGGGCATAATACCTGTCGACCGTTACCGGTTCAGGTTCGATATATGGCATCGCCATATTTTCAATAAGTTAGTTTTTGGGCATAAAAAAACCACCTCGTTTGGTGGACACCGTATGTCCTATTTTGTTTTCTGCGTTGCAAAGATTACACTATTTTTTGAAATAGCAATGAAAAAATGAAATTATTTCACCAATTATCGTTTTTTTTATTCATTGAAGTAATTAAACCTTTAACTAAATTATCAAATTTCATTTTTATTTCAATTAGACTCGATTTTTTACATTCTATAATTGCAGGTAATTCTTCAATATGTTTATCAATAGGTTGAAGTCCTGTAAATTTTAAATGAAGAATGATGTCTGTTATCGTATACTTAAATCTATTATCCTTAAACTGTATATTCATTTTAAAAGAATAATTTTCAACTGAATTATTTCCAAGTATAGCAGAAATTGAAATCATTGAATTTTCAATGTCTGAATCAATAACAGCCTTAGAACTTACGAAATTCTGTGAAATCCATAACTTTGCATAATTATAAAGCTTATTTGAACTAAGACTATCAATTTTCACGACATTATCAAATGTAACAATCCCATTTTTGCTAGGAAGCACTCCACAAATTGAGTCTACTTGAGAAAACGAATTCACACAAACAAAAAAAATAGCCATTACGGCTAGTAATAAAACTTTCTTCATAAAATAGATTTTAAAAATGTTGATACTAAATATATAATAGCAACTATAGCCAGAATAGCAATCCCGGCTAGTGGTTGGTAAATAAATCGTTGTTTTTGATTTTCGGTAAGCATAGCGCAAAGATAAGTAATTTATTTAAAAAACGATACCACTGAACTTCACAGTTGAGCGGTACCTGGTCTATGAGTAAATCTAATACAAAATGAAAAAAAATCAAGCTAAATTCTTCTGAGTACCACTACCCTTGTCGAGCGTGGTAAGTATGGTATTGCGGTAGCGTAGTACAACATCGGTATAACCGTTATATCGTAGGCGAATTTCAAGCGGATCCAAAAAGTTCTGACGATCTACCCACGCGTTGGCAATATTTACTAAAAAGGCTTCACGGATATTGCTACCTCCCTGATTACCGGCATAAGTACCACCAGGCATCCCGGCACCAAGTACGTTCGGGTTAATCATTAAAGCAAAAAGGATCTCTGAATTAGCAGCTGCACTGGTAACAAGTTTGTCAGCATCTTTACCGGCACCATCAACCCTTGTAATTATCCAACCATCTTCAATCTTACCATTAGTATCGCTGGTAGAATAATGAGTGAATAATGGTTTTTCGGCATTCTCAGCGCCTAATAAATTAGTTTCAATATCATCCATATACATGCCAATAGCAGCTTCTCTATCTGCCTTTTCCTCAAATTCAGATTCAGGAAATTTCTTATCCCAAAAAGAGTATGGTATTTGAATATGTAATTTATTAGTTACCTGATTTTTATAGGCTTTATTTAGATATTTCGGTACTGACTTTGCAATATCAATCCATCCGGCCAAATAAGCTGATAGCCATATAGGTTCTGAATAGGTGTCGCGATTACTCCAGCTATCGCGAATCATGAATATTGCACTTTCTTTGCCTTTACCTTCCGCACGGCGAATGTCCATGTCAAGGATTGGATCGTAATCCAATAACACATCGTATACGGTGAAATCACCAGTACCAGGATTATCCGGGAATTTTCCGGAAACGACACATTTTTCCAACCCATTGGCATCACGCTCACTCAGGCGAAGATAATAAGCATTGAGTACGTTCAGACCTACAATTTGAGACCCGTCAGCATTAGGTACTAGCTGAACGCCTGAGCATCCGAATTTAAAATAATCACGACCGGCTAATTCAAAATAACGCCTGGTTGTAGGAGATGAAACAATCTGTTGTGGAATTGGATCCGGATATGCTTCAAGTATTTCGTTACCGTCAGCATCATAGCCGGTAACTCTACAGGCGTACACACCTTGACCAATGGTGAAGTTACGAATGAACTTTAAGCCCGAATTCAACACGCTGGTAGAAGTAATTATCTTGTCAGCCCATTGCGGAAAATCATTATTTGAGTTCCAAGCCAATAGGCGTATTCCTGTCAACGCCAAAAAATCCTGATCCAATTTAGTATCAACCGTCTGAATCAATGCCTTTTTTTCATCGGCAGTAATACCTTTAGGAGCTCCGGTAGTAGAAGCGAACACTCGCTTCGAAGTCATAATAAGCGGAGTTCCTTTGTCGTTAAATAATATATCCATAGTTTTAAAGTATTACTTCCATTTGATTATATTGAGTGATGGCATCAATGCCAACCGGATAAACATGATCTATAAGGTTCCCGCGTTCGTCACATGGCTGTATTCCACGCTGACGAGCTTCATGCACATCGTATCGTAATCCCCGGCAACATGCCATTGGGAAAAAGTGTATCTTTCCGGAAAGAGTCACAAACTTTATAGAGAAAACCCTACGATTTCCGTAAGGATCCCATTTAATATCAAGTTCCTTCAGAACCATATTGCGCCGTATTTCAATTGGTCTATTATGCATTAGTTGAATGTATTATCGAATTCGGTACTAAACACTTTTGGTTTTTTGAATACTGAATATCTTGAAACAGGTTTATTTGACTTCAACCGGTATGTAAAATCAATAGATTTCAATTGATCTCTCCGACTATTATTACTATAGTTTTCTTCAGTAATTACAATTGGCAAAAAGCCCAAGTCATCAATTAATGCAATCTGATCAGACTGAAGCAAATCACTTATTATATCTAAAGATTTGGCATTCACATTACCTGTATTAATTTTCACAGAATCAACCATATCAGCACTAATCTGAATTTGATTATTACTTGTAGATCCAAATTCCCTATTCCACTTTTTCAAACTTTCATTATCCGCAATACAGGTAAATGTTTCCTGAGCACCAAAACAGTTCATAAAAATAAATGTAGATTTTGCAGGATAATTTTTATGATCCATCTTAAATTGAACTATAGCATCTGTAGAAGTATATATGTTATAATAAATCAAATCTGAAACTTCACATACAGCCAGAGCAGCAATTATTTCCGGAGAAACATTAGTATTATAAATTTTATTGGCCAATGAATAACTTACAATATCAAAACTAACCGATACATCCTGTTCTGTGCCCTTTTTTACAACATAAGCTTTTACTGTTGAATTTCCGTAAAATGAAACACACTCAGTACGTCCTGGACCAGTTATTTTAATTGTCGATCTTGACAATGGAATTTTTGAAAGCAATGCTACATCTAGAGTACTTCTAAAATCAATCTTCGAAATGTAAAATGTTACAGTTTTCGTAATGGTTGTTGCTCCAATAATTGAGATTGATAATTGAATAGTTCCAATTCCTGAATAACCATTAGCTGTCATAAAATCGGTTGACTCAACAAGACTTAATGCTAATTCTCCAATTTCCTTGATGTAAATTTTTCCATCAGCATCTGCAGTATAATTTTCATATAAAATTACTGATCCGGAATATGATATTTCTACAATAACAGAACCGGCAACACTGCTAATCACAATGTCACCATATTCAGCACTTAATCCGGAAGCAGGGAAACGATCTTCTACCATAAATTGAAACTTTAACGATACAAAATTAAAAAGGAATACAGGCTAGGAAAAGGACAAAAAAAAGCACCGAACTTCACAGTCCGATGCTAACAGCACTACAAAATATTTTTTTCAACTCTGCCCTTTATGGGCGTTTTCGCCTTTTTGCTACTTTTTGGAGAGACAAAAAGTAGTCGACACGAAGGATTCACCCCCTTTATTAAGAGGTGAAGCCTATTCAATTGCTGTTTAATGCGTTTATACTGTCATTCCTAAATTTTCTATCATAGTCAAAAGTGCTGGGTTCTTTGCTCCCATAGCATTTAAAAGCTCGGTATTAACATTTTTTTGTATGACAATTTTATGTTTGCAGATTTCTACCTTAACAAAATCGCCCAACTCAAAACCAAACTTTTTCAAATACTCTCCTTTTATGTTGATAGCAGATGTATATTTATTCCCCTGTGTGGCTCTACACACTGTTAACAACTTTTCCATTACCTTGCTACCATTGGTTGTACCTGATTTTCTGAGAACACAAAACAAAGCGGGTAAAACGTTTCTTTCTTTTCTCCATCTTCCGAAACGGTTGTTTCTTCTTTCTTATCCTCTTTCTTCGGGCTTCCCCACAATAACAATGCGTGTTCGCCTTTCTTTACGCTCATATTAATTTCATTCCATTGGTGTAGGGTTTTTAAATTCGTGTACCCAGCTTCGGCATATAGTTCAATTAATCCCTCGTTAATCGTATTGTATTTACCCTCTTTTACAAGTGCTTTAATTCCTATTGATAACAATTTCAGTTCGTCACGTTTTGCCCTGATGGCTTCCAATTGCTTTTCGGTTGGTTTCCGTTTAATGTAAAGCTTTGGTTTTGTTTGCGTATTTGATGTAGTTTCCATAAATTTGCAGTGCTTTTAAAATGAAAATTTTAATTAGTAAAATGGTTTGAATGTGTGGGAGGCTCGAAACTTATCCCACACATTCTTTTTTTTATCCGATTAGTTCGGTTTCAAGCTTCGTAATCTGTTCATCAATTTTGCTTGTCAATCCATCCACAAAAAACAATACCAGGTCGGTATTAGATATCGTGAATTTTTCGTCATCTCTGTACGTTCCTGTCGAAAAAGAAAGTTTAAACTTTGTTGATTCAAAGTTCCCCGATGACATTTCCGTTTCAATTAATTGTTTAAACTCGTCTAGAGAGCTTTTTTTCTGTAGGAAAATTGACCTATTATCAGCCAACCTTTTTTTGTGGGTAATTTCTTGAAGTTGTACTTCTAATTTTGCGGTCAGTTCGTCCGCTTCGGTGTTAGTGATACTAACATTTTTTTCTGCTTTCATAAATTTGAAATTTTTGTTGTTAATAAAATAGTTTATTTATGTCATTAGGTGGCTCGACTACCTTTTGACAATACAAAGATACAAAAAAATATCAACATAAAACACATTATAATACTGTATATCAATATATTAAATACTCTTTATCAACATTACTAACAATAATTTGTACATAAATAATAAAATTACCGAAGCTGTTTAAATCAAATTATTTTTTGTTGTGCGAAGTCGAAAATTCATTTATTATTCAAAAAACAGAATCTATGCAATCGCTATATTTTTCTAAACACTAAAAAACCTTAATAAATTACTATTTATTTAACATTCAACGTCTTAAACTCTCCAAATCCCTGCAACTATGTTGCAAACTTTGACAACAAAGCACACCCTGCCCTATCGAAAAGGCACTCAAAACCGCACTTTTTAACAGGATATATGAATACAACACCGCCTATTAACAATTAAAAGCAGTCCTATACACGAAAGCAGTCCTTATTCATATATTCTTCATCATGAGCGCACGAATGATGAATGATAATCGCACATTACTCTTTCACTATCCCCGGATCCGAGGGATAGTGAATGTGTAATGACTGTGCTTGAGCACATCGAAATGATTTGGTTGTGCGATTACTATATGCGTGGGTCTACGAATGTAGATCCTTTCTTGAGGTTTTTACCATACTTAGTCCATATCCTCTTATCGACAGCATCACCGAAGTGTGTTGCTTCTTCTGGAAGCACGGAGGTTTGTGCTTCACTCTTTTTATTCTTTTCAAATGTTCCGTTAGGCTTCGATATAACTGATGTGTTATTCATGGATATGAGCGTATACTTACACTTCGCTCCATTGAATCGCTTCTTTGGGAGTGATGGATCTGTCTCATGCAATAGATAACGCCAAAGTAGATACTTATCATTGTGTGGAGGCTCTTTGCCCGGATGCTTACGTGTTTCTACCTTCCAACCATTACGCTCAAGCCTTGATATAGCATGTTGATTGTATGTCTTCTTGGAGTTAGCTAATCTAATATCTCCATAAGTATCAATAGTATATACAACAATCTTTTTCTTATGAAAGCGATAGTAATGACAGAACTCATCCATCAATGTGTTGATCATTGTATCAGGATTATCATCCGGCTTTACAAAGAACTCATTGATATTGTTATCTGTACGTTGAATAAGTCCTGTAACAAAATCAAAGTTGCGCTCCTGAGCAACTTCTATGAGAGAAATCTTTGATGAGCCCCAATCCGGAGTAATTTCGATAGGTTTGTTTTGATCACAATCAGCATCATACAATGAGTGTCGTTTCTGCAGCTCGCTCCAATCAAAGTTGTTATTATCAGCTAATCCACGGATATAGTCGTCATTATCTGCTTTGTAGTAAACATGTCGTTCGTCAATAGCATAGTAACAATCGGTTACTTTGTCAATGTAGTAATTCAGGATCTCAATCATAAATGTGACCATGTCCATGACCTGGTACATTTTCAGGATGTAAGAGAACCCGATATTATGAATATTGTCAAATGCATTTGATAACATGAATAAAACGCCATCCTTACTCACAAATGGGGTCATTTGCTTGCGCAAACGTACAGTTTCATGCCATAATTCAACGGCTAATTTTTCATCGTTGGCAACTTTAGCCTTTATTAGCTGCAGTTGGATATTTACGATTTTATTCCAAATTTCAAATATACGAATCCCAGCTTCATCTTCATAATATTGAGCCGGATTAGTCATCCATTTGTGTTCCGGAAGATAGCCCATGGAAGAAGTAAACGTTGAACCGTGATGTTTATCAAGCTTTGGCTTGCCATCTTTCCGCTTAAAGCCCCAAATCTCTTCATTCCCACGATTAGTAGCTGCCGCTTCCTGGTCAAACTTTACTTTGTCAATGGTCAAAGCCTCATCGGTGATATTATAGTCAGCATTAGGACCACGAGCGCCAGCCTTTTGAGAAAGCAAATAAAGCGCATGACCGTTGCTACACGTAATCATGTGCTCGTAGCTCATTACTTTTTCATACGGAGTATAAAAATGATCAGGAGGCTTGCAACAAACAACGTAATCACCTGATTTTGTTTTAGGATCATACTTCTTGTAACCAAGCATCTCAAGATATTTGAATGTGGACGGAAGTGTTTTGGTCAATGCCTGACCTAATGTGTCCTGAGTAATAGTTGTGATTCCACGAGGCATGAGACGAATATTCTCATCTACTTCAGCACCATTTATAAATGATTTACCGGTTGCACGACCGGCAATCATATATTTTATCTTAGCTTTAAAAAGCTGAGCGGTAATCTGAAATGAATTTAGCGAAATATCTTCCTCGTAGTAATTTTCCATTATCCAATGTGAACATGAGTAATCAACCAAACAATTCCTTTAAATATCCATATAAAAGACATTACAAAACCAATAGGAGCTAATAAAAAAGCGAATTTTACAATTCTAGTTACTTGTTTTTCTGTTACCATAATTTATGTGTTTAAAATTTCTATAACTTGATCATCTGTTTCATTTGGTGCAATTATAGCACTTACAATTACATGTATATCGGCTGGAGTAAGTCCTTTAAGTTGACTAAGATCTAGATTTACAATCGTTTTATTATCATTCAATTGTATATTGAATGTCGATTTCTCCATACGTTTAGGATCTTCCGCTCCAACAGTTTTTTCGCCAATAACTTCACGAAGCACTTTTTGAGCTGCAATACGTTCCTTATGTTTTCCAAGCAATTTACAAGTGTGGATTGTATCAACCAAATCCTTTATTTGCCATTGTTGCCAGTAATCCCAGTCGAATGTATGTTTTGACTTGAAAAGTTCCTGAGCGAGCTGTATATCCTTTTTAGCCGTGCTCAAATTTATATTATACTTTGCAAGTAACCGTGGAATAACATTGCTTGGATGATAACTATCCAGCATTTTAGCAGCAGAAATAACACGGTTGAATTTATCCTTGCATTCTTCCGGAAGCGGTGATTCGTCCGGATCCAGAATATGAGCCAAAATAAGTCCATGTTCTTGCTCAGCCAATGACTTTTTAGTTTGATACTTTGGTTGATCAATCGATTTCATTTGTACGTTTTTAGTAGTTCAAATTCGTTTTCAAGTATCGAAATATCGCACGTTTTCACCCTTGATTTATGCGTAGAGATAGATTCAAAGCTATTTATATTGATTTCTGACTTAATGTCGACAATCATCGGAAATTCTCCGGGATCTATAACCCGTTGTTTATATCCACATTCTTCCATTCGTTTGGCCGACATGGTGTCCATACCTCTGTTTATTTCAGGTAAATAAAGTGCTCCATGTTTGAAAATCACATATTGCACAACCGAACGGTGAATCATTCTACCGGCACCAATTACATACGGCACATTATAGCTTGAGAAAAACAAAGGATCTTCATTCTTTTGGAGAAAATAAAGTTTATTGATTCCGAAAATTGCAGTCCTAGCATTGATAAATGGCATATATAGATCAATAATACTTTCGTGAATCAAATCATCGCTACCAAAGTTCATCAGGTAGTCATATTCGTATACCTGAGCATAAGTAATTCCGTCATTCAATTTTTGCCCCAGTAATTCGTTATCGGAGAAAATATGGTGCCTTTGATGGTTACTGGTCAAGTAAGCATATTTCAATTCAAATAATTCAGGATCATTTTCGCTGAACACATACACTACTCTGAAATCAATTATTTCTTTCGTCTTTTCGGCAAAAATATCGAGCTGTTTGCATACCAGGCTAAATACTTCAACACGTTCCCAACAGGGAATAACCATTACTATTTTGGGTAATTTCATAAGCTTGAGGCTAGAATTTGAATAAGTGATAATAATTGTTGTTGTGCCGGATTGCTTCCATTGCCGGCTGATTTTATAATAGATTCGCAAAGCTCAGTCTGTTGCCGGATAAAGCCTTTGTAGTAGGCTTTTCTTTCTTCAGTACCTGGAATACTTACGGCCTCGCAAAACTCTATTTCGTCAACCTCTATATTAATGGCTGTGAGTTCCGGACTGAAGCATCGGTAAGCCATTTCTTCCACTCCACTAAGTTGTTCCTCTGATAAATGCATTTTCCAATACTTTTTTGTCGAAATTAAAAATATCAATACCGGTATAAATCGTTCCTCGTTCCATTTTCGGGTTATCGGTAGCGTTCTGACTGCTAACTATAGTTATATTCCAGTTATCGTTGCATATACACGCTACTTTGGCGTGAATGGATATGCAGCGATAATCAAAATTAGCTACAAGCATGTCGAACGGCTTGGGAGATAATGACCGAACACGATTATCGATCAGGAAACGAATATTTCGTATTAATCCTTTTTCTCTCCGGTTAATGACTCCCTGAATTGTTTTTGGACTGATTGAATAAGTGCTCAGGATAATATCAGCCGGTCCCGTTTGTTCCAATACCCAAAAGATAAGCCTCATCATGTTGAAGTTTCCAAAGCTCCAATAATGCTTATCTTGTCCCGGAGTAATTGTGCCCAGGTGTTTTGTTACCAAACTTGTTTCGCTCGAAAAATAAAGAGAAGCACCCGAAGCTTCAATGGCTTCGGGTTGCTTTGCAGTATCAGTTTTCTGATTTGCGTTTAACTCTATTTTTACGTGTTTAACCAGCATTATTTCATGTTAGCAATAGCTGTGTCAATCAAAAGTTTCTCAGCCGTAAGCCGTTCAATGTGCTTTTCAACGGTTATGCGCTTCGGACCTTCAGGCATTGGATTTGGTTTGTCCTCTTTCTTTTCCGATTGGAAATTCAAGCGGTTACCGGCTTTTGAAATTTTGATTCTCCAACCATCAGATTGTTTTTTCAAATCTTCCAATGTTTCAGCCAATTTGAATTTACTTTGCTTAGGTGCTTCAGTAGTATTCATTTCTTCGCCTGCAACAAACACAGCTGTCAATAATTCTTCTTCAGGAAGAGTACCATCAGCCCTGTAAGCTTCAAACGCTTTCCACAATGCTTCCTGACGCAAGCTCATTGATCCAATTACCAACAGAATAGATTTACGTTTATCCATCGATTCTTCGTCGTTGGCTTCACCTACATCTTTCAAATCGGTATGAGCAATTGAGCGATCTTTGTACGAGTCGGAATAAATCTGAAGCAACTGCTTGATAATTGGCGGATAATCCTTAGCCAATTCGATTTCAATATTGCTAAGAATCTTTTCGGCTATAGCCTTTTCAACTTCAAGTTCTTCATCTTTGTGTATGTCAGCCGTTGGGTTGGCATAATAGCGAAGATACAAGCGAAGTTCAGCCTCCAGTTTCTTAGGAATATCCTGTCTATTTCTGTTTTTCAAGAAATTAGCACACACATGAGGTTTATAACCGGATTTCTCCATTAGATTGAGTCCGGTATCAAGATCTTTTGATTTACTGTTTACCCAGGTAATAACTTCATCTCTTACCCCGGCAGTGGTGTTTACATCCATACATTTAAAATTAGGTGAATAAATATGATACGCAAAAGTCGTGCGTTTTTCCGTGCGATAAAAGGACAAAAAAGCCTCTCACAATTGTGAGAGGCTTTCAAATTTTAAATTTGGCATTTACGATACCGGAACTAAGGTCAACAGATCTTCGGTATCTCCCTCGTAAACGAGTGCTCTACGAGTTCTGAACTTGTAGCTCAGTGACGATTGATTACGATCACTTCCGGTTGTACCGGTTGTATTTCCATCGCCACCAGTTTGTAAACCACAACCACGGGTTTTGCTACCCATCAAATAAGTTTGGCTATTTTCGTCAGTAACGATAAAGAACATTTTACGATCAACAGAAGCATTTTGGAAGCCCAAAATTATTTTGCGGATCTTAGCCTTAATGATAGTCAAGTCATATTCAAAATGACCACCGTCATTTTCGCCTACAACATTGATTTTGAACAAACCGGTATCTTCGGTAAAGTCCAACGTGAAAGCACGGGTACCGGCTTTCATTACCACGTCACCAACCAATGCGCCGGCAGCTGCCAACGTCAACGGAGTTGTTACTCCTAATGCAACCGTAGGTGCCGGTTCAGTTGGCCATACAGCCACATCTTCCAAATAACCGTATATCAGCTGAGGAACAATTCCTGACATATTTCCACCTTCCAAATTATGGTCGATAGATTCTAAATTTACTCTACTCATAATATATGAATTTTAATAGATTACACTTATGACACAGGAGCTGCAGCGGCAACGTTAGTCCAAACAGTTTCATTAATACCAAAGCCTAAGCCTTCGTACCAGTCAGTCATTATAGCCAAACAACGTTTAGATTCTTCAATATTTACTTTTGAAGAATTTTCACCCTTTTTGGTAATATGCAAGAAGTTTCCGACTGGAGTTGCCCAGATGTCATTCGTTCCTTCCATAGAAGGTAAGCCAATAACATTTGAAGGCGTGAAATCAATGCTATCATCAATTTCATTCGCTCCTTTTATTTGGTAATAACCCAAAGCGCGTTTGTCTTTCAAGAATTTGCGCTTCCACGATGGTGACATAGCGACAATCATTTTTTGACCTTGGTATTCCGCTGAAATTGATTCATAGAATCCTTCAACATCATCATAAATGGTTGAAGCATCTAAAGCAGCCATCGTAACATGGTTTACTGATTTATGTTGCAAATAATACTTCAAGCCATTCATTGAGTTCTCTGTCAAGCCGGCAGTTCCGGTAGTAGGAGCAACAAAAACACCCTTGTAATATACTCTACGTTCCATATCATCATCAACTTTTTGATAGAAGTGAGATTCCATGATGTAACGAATAAGTGGCCACTCTTTACGAGTAAGTGAATTACTTTCCAAAAATCCCAACCAGCTATCTGAAATATCATCAGGCCAAATTTCCAAATCCACTTTAAAGTGAAATAATCGGATTTCATTTGGAGTGAATTTGACATCTCCTTTAGGAGTGAACCCTTTTTGGAAACTCTGTACCAATGAAGAAATTACAGATTGACCCATCTGGTAGATAGTATCATCTGTTTTAATTTCAGTAGCAAGTTTGGTAGTTTCGCGACCAAACAACAACAGTCTCTTTAACCGTTTTTCGTTTTCGCTTCCGGCCTTATAATAAGCACCGTACTCAGTAATAATAGCTGTTTTATCGATAGCCATAATAATTAGTTTAAAAAGGTTTAAATTTCTTTGTCAGCAATTTTGTTATGCTCAAGGTTATCGATAGTATCCCAATCAGCTGCATCTTCAACATTTGATTCTGATTCTTTACCATGAGGTTTTTCAACTTTAGCAGCCGGACGTTTGGCTAATTCTGCATTAATAGCAGTCACTTTAGCTTCTAGCGTCGTAGCAGCTTTTACAGATGGGTGAATGGCGTCAATTTTACTTGTCGCATCATTCAGAGCAGTTTCGGCGGTAGCTTTGTCGGTAACTGCTGTGTCTCTTTCAGCAGTTAAGGTTGTTACAGCATCACCTTTGGCTTTGATCTCGTTGTTCAGCTTCAGGATGTTTTCAACGGTCACAGAGACCATTCCATCCTTAACTTCAACGCCTTCAATTCCGAGTACGGAATTGATAAAAGAATAATCTTTAGTCATTTGAGGTTTTGTTTTGGTTGATGAATTTATTTTATTGATAATTTTTGTAATGAGAGTTTCTTCTTTTTCTTCTTCGGAAGAATTTTCAACAGGTACTGCAGGAAAACCATTAGCAGTCATCATGGCGATAACTTCGTTTGTAACAGCTGATTTTTTGGAACTAGAAGGGATTACTTCATCTACCAAACCAAGTTCTACAGCTTTTTGAGCAGTAATCCAATTACCTGCCGTAATAAGTTCCATAACCTTGCTCATCTCCAGATTACGGTTAGTTACATATTCCTGCGCAATTATAAGTGTTGCTGCTGAAGCATCATTTTTCTTTGAAATAAGACTATCAATAGCTGCTTGAATTTGATCTTCGTTCATACTTCCCCAAGTAGGATCAGTACCAACCAATGGTTTATGAACTAAATACATTGAATCCTCATAAATCTGAGTTTTCACAGCACCATGACCAACAACCGTTGAAGAAGAAGCATTGAATCCAAAATAGCGAAGTGTCACATCGCCTCGATCTGCAATAAATTTCTTTATCTGAAGCGCCTGATTCACATCACCACCAAGTGATGAAAAATCAATAAATACAGGACCGGCACCAGCCTGATCAAGCATGTATTTTACATAATCTCTAGAAATATTATAATCATTGATACCACCAATGATTTCAATAACCTTGTCTTTTGCCATAACTCTTAAATTATTTTAAGCAAAAGTAACCGCAAAAAAAAACAGTAGAAAGGACAAAACCCCCTACTGTTTAACATTTAAAAAGACCTAAAACCCTTATAAATTGTCCATTTCTTCCAATTCAATAAACAAACATGAATCTGACTGAACGCCGGAGAAAGAAAACGCGATCTGATTACGACTGGTTATCTGGCCAGTTGTTTCGGAACTACTAAAAGCCGGTTGGTTTTCTTCATTACCAGCCAAACGTACAAATCCGTTATTATCCTGGAACAAAATAAACCAATATACTTCCGACTGCAACCGTGTGAGTTGCTCCTGATTTATCTTATTCGACTTTGGATTGATTCCCGACACATTAACCTTATAGGCACCGTTCTCAAAATCCTCCGTGAAGTTCTCGGTATCATCCGTAAAGTATATATCAATTATATTATCAGGGTTGATTACCTCCAAATAATTATAATTAGTAGTATGATCACGCCTCACTCTTTTATAGCTCGAAACAGGGATTGCGAACATTCGAGATAACCCGCCAAGGTTACCATCAAAATCAAAATTTAGTACTTTCATGTTCTTTTTTAAGTTTGTGTGAAATTGTCCTTTTTTCCGACAATTTCACTATTGTTATTTTATCAATCATTTCAGAAATATTGTTAACAATTTCATTTTTTGTAATATTCAGATTTCGCTGACAATCTTTGATCATACTTTCTTTTGGCCACACAGTTTCAGGAAAATCATATTTTTGCTGAAAATAACCAATACAGTCGGTCAAGTATTGACCAAAAGATAATCGGGTACCGACAATTATGTACATAAACGTTTTTGCCCGGGATTCAATAATTACATTGAAGTTAACCATATCCGTAATCGATAAATCCCAACCGTATTGATAAAAATCTGATTCAGTTATTTTTATAGAAACTGTTTCGCTATACCTGTCGAATTTCAACTTATCGTAGCAGTTATTATAGCGAGTTGACGGTCGCATAAGTTTGTTTCTAAATTCTATATAAAGCGTCTTATCCTTCGTAAAATCAACCGGTGATCCGTAATTTAACTCTAAAAATCTTTTCACGTAAGGTTTGCAAGGAATGTTTATGGTGAATTTGCTCATTGTATGGTTTTTATTTTTTGAAAAATTTAAAACATTTTTTTTACTCAAAATATATTTTTCAATATTTTACGTCCTACCGACCTATCGACCTACAGGAGTTTTTTATTATCATACAAGTTACTGAATTCAAATAATATAGCCAAACATTTATCAATAAAAAAACGACCTACAAATATGTTTTTCGACCTATATTTGTAGGTTTTAACAGAAAAGCGACCTACAAGGATATTTTTATACGACCTACACCGACCTACAATTATATATCTGTGACCTACACCGTCCTACAACTATACACGAACATAAAGCAATGATTACCACTTATATATAATAATTTTTTATTGAAAAATAATATATATATAGGTCTGTAGGTCTGTAGGTCGGTTATTTCGATTTATATTTTTCAATTTGTAATTAATTGCTTTCTATTTAAATCTTGGGGGCGCGGGGGAAAATGGAGCAAAAACAAATTGAAATGTATCGGATCTGAAATCTCTATCTGAAGAGAAGAAAGCCCAGGCTTTGCCCGGGCTTGAATTACTTTCGGCACTGAATGTAAATTGAAAAATATTAGTAACGGCTCTGAGTGTCTACCTACAGAATGAGCTGACACGTTGTGTCAGCTCATTGATAATTACTTTCGGATCTGTTATTCTAATCATTATTCTTGACAAACTCAACACCACCGACAACGAATGTGTATAATGGATTGAATTGTCGCTTCTTTTGTTTCTTTATTACATTATAATCAACTCCTTTATATTTAGCCTGAGCAGCCAATGTTTTAGCTCCTAAATACAACATTGCTTGGTCAATAAATTGAACCATCTCATGGTCTTCTATATCACCTTCTATATAGGCTTTGAAGTATAAATCGCTTATTTCAGTGTGTTTAGACATGGTCAAAAAATTGAACTACGCATATAATATTGTTAGCAGCAACCGCAAAAAGTTTTTTGATACGAAAGACAAGCGGTATGCTGCTAACACACACCTATGGTTAATGCCTTGTTTTTGCGCTCGTATTAAAGTGTTGCTCATTGTGTC